CGTTTGTAAACAAAAAAATGCACATAAAGTGCATTTTTATTTTAGAGGAAAATCAATAACTTAGGGACTATTCTGCAAAAATGGTTGAATATTTTCGCAATTTTTCTTCTTTAAGAGCAGCTTGTTGATGGCAAATACCATAGTCTATTACACCATCTTCGGATAAGAGATCGGTCATACAAAGTAGATCACCAATCTCTTTCTCCAAAAGAGCTTCATTTTCTGCACCACCAAATCGTAAGCATTTAGATGCTTGTTGCTGGACCTCTGCGCATTCTTCCATGAGAATCAAGAGGATTTGTTGTTTACGTGTCACTTACATATTCTCCAATTGCATCCTTCTGGTAATACAGCACGTGCTTGTTCTTTAGCGATGCCATTTTTAATTGCCCACTTATAAACATCTTTGACCATCCAAAGTACTCGACGTTGATGACGATCCCATTCACGCTGTAGTTCAACACTATCAGTTTCAATACTATTTTGACGGTTCTTAGTATCTTGCAATCGAATATCTCGAGTTGTTTCAATCTCTAGACAAGCAGATACCATTTCGAAGGGTGACCAGTGTTTGTGTTTTGCGAGATAGGCAAGTAACCTTTCTGACGTTTCAGAGTTAATTTGGTTTTGTGGATTGGATACACGGGCGCAATACGCCACGAGCTCTTGTACATCGTTACCGACATATAGTTCTCCTTCTGGAGTTTGTGAATAAGAAATCAATCGGGCTTTCATGTTTGTGGATCCTGACCTGGTTGGTAATATTGTTGCTCTTCTTCTGACATCGAGCTTTTAATAGCATCTTTGAGAATCTCGTTAAATCCTCTATCTAAGATCCATTGTTTAGCCTGTTCATCCATTTCTAGACTAATTATATTTTGATCTGAGTCATAACTAATAACTTCTAATTTCATAATTTCCATCCATCAAATTTTTCACTTGATATTCTACCACCAGCATTTGACTTATCAAAAACCGGAGTATCATCAACTAATTGTGGTTCTTGGGATTGATCCACATCATATAGTCTCATTCTAGATCTATCTATACCGACAACAAATCTTTTATAAAGCGTGGGATCATTGTAACGATTCTTAAGCTGCTTGACCAAGAGTTGTCCATCACGTTCGAGCTCTTCAGTGGAGATGAGTGCAAACATAAGATCGGCGGTAGCGGGTAGTCCAAAAGATTCGGACGTATCTTCAAGCCCAACATCCGAATTACCATAACCCGAGCGAGTCGTTTGCGTTGCAGAGAACACCGGCACGTTGAACTCGACTGCAAGGCCACGTAATTCTTCAGCAATTGCTTTAATGTAAGTGTATGAATTGATCGATCCTCCCATAGCTTTCATTCTTGAAGAAGAACAAATATTTAAATAATCAACAAAAATCATATCTGGTTCAAATTGTTTCTTTAATTTCAACTCATTCAATAGAGCTCTAAAGTGCCCTGCATGAGCTGATCCTGTAGGATATTCTTTAACAATAAGTCTACCAGTTGTTTTACGTGAAAGATCTGCAATCTTAGCAGTAAACATATCTTTTGACATCTTATCTAGTTGGTCAATAGGTACATTCAATAAGTTAGCATCAATTCTTTCAGCGATACGTTCTTCAGCCATTTCCAAAGTAATATAGAGAACGTTCTTACCATCTACCAAAGATGAGGCAGCAAGATGACACATGAACAAAGACTTACCCACGCCAGTGCCAGCAAGAGCGATGTTAAGGGTCTTGTTCGGTACACCGCCTTTAGTGATCTTATTAAAGTAGTCAAGGTCGAACGGGTGTCTATCTTCTTCTTGGTGATAGAACTCAAATCGTTGTTGTGCATTGTCGACATAATCGTGGCCAACGTTTGTGTCAAAGGCAACTCCCAGAGCCTTCGTAAGAAGGTCTGGGAGCGCGTTCTTGGTCAAGGTGTCATGTTTGCCGTCAATAATTGAAATTGACTCCATGACCGCGTTATAGATAGCACGATCTTGGCACCACTTTTCAGTGTTGTCAAGCAACCAAGTATCGTCTACCTTATCTCCAGTAAACAATTGACTAGCAATCTCTACCGCGGCAGTGAATGTATCACCACTAAGATTCGAGTGTTCGTTGAGTTCTACAAGGAACGCTTCTTGAGTTGGTAGCGTATTGTATTTCGCAACAAACTTACCAGCTTCTTTGAATAGAGCTTTATAAGCACCTTCAAAATAATCTGGCTTAATAAATGGTAACACCTTACGCATGTAATCTTCATTAGTTAAAAGATTTCGTAAGATTGTTTGTTCAATTCGTAAGTTCATCTCCAGTGTCCCGATCATATGCTTTTACAAAGCCTTCTTCAAGGCCCATTTCAATAATAGTCAATAATATATCACCTACATGATGTTGTAAATCTTCATCATCTTCAGTGAGCATTTCATCGGGTGTTTCTACAATTCTAAAATCATATGTAAGAGATTCTTGTTTATCATCATATCCAACTTGTCCAAATACTACAGTAGTTTCAGGGAAATCCCCAGTCAATAAGCGAATAGCCCACGAATCAGGATGTTCTTCATGGTGGACTAGTTTAAAGTCTTCATTCTCCTTCAATGACATCATCAACCTCGAATACTTTAGTACCACCAATCTGATAACATTCTCTCAGATATTGTTTGAAATCAGTATCATTAAGAATTGGATCCCAGAACTCAGCTTCTTGTGTTTGCTTTTCACGAATGCTAGATCTAGTAGACCTGATAACTTACCGACGCCACCTTCCCAAGACACTGAAATAGGGATCTTTGATTTCTCTTTAAGATAACGAGATTTCTCAATATTAATAACAAAGTCGTAACCGGTAACTTCGGTCCCTGTCTTGTTCTGGCGACGTCCAATGATCCAGATGTTGTCGGCTGAATAATAGATTCCGGTACCACCCGAGACAACAGCTTTAGGGAACATTCCAATTTCCATATACGTATGATTTACCGCAACCATCGGAATATCTTTCATTGCGAGATATGGTGTTACCATACGGAATAGACCTTTAAGTGCTTTTGCACGAGACATATCTGCTACAGATTTCTCATTCAAAGCATCTTCTAATTCTTTCTTAGAAGCTAGGTTACCAACAGAATCGATAACAATAATTACACGTTCACCACGGTCAATTGCTTCAAGCTGATTAACAATATCAAATTTAAGTTCTTCAACATTTGTAATTGGTGTATGAATTACTCGAGTTGTATCGATATTGAATTGCTTGAAGTAAGATTGTGGTGAACCAAACTCTGAATCATAGAACAAAAGAACAGCATCATCGTATTTTCGTAGATAAGCTGAAGCCATGATTAGAGCAAAGGAAGTTTTAAAGTGTTTAGATGGACCAGCTAGTACTGTTAGTCCTGGTGTTAGTCCACCATCTGGATCACCTGACAGTGCAACGTTAATCATTGGCACATCTGTGGGGATCATATCTTTATCGTTGAAAAATTTAGAATCTGCAAGAATTTCTGTTTGCTTGACTTTAGAATTCTTGAGAAGTTTATCCATAATTGACGGCATTATATACTCCTAATATTGGGTCTGCTTTAGAACCACCCTATGTGATTCAGTTATTTTACCCTGTTCAATTTGAGCGTTGAGAGCTCGGCTAGACCATACTGTGTAACCCTTACCATTTGGTTTGACTACCCAATAAGCGTTATTAGCTGAAAGCGGGACATTTCGATTCGGCATAATTATCTCCATTTAAAGATATATTATACCATAAAAGAATCCAATTGTAAACTGTTTTTTTCGTAATCTAAGGTTTGAGATTTATTATCTTGAACTAAAAAATTCGTTTCAATTAAACGATTATGAGATCTACCTTCAACAAAAGACTTTACTTCTTTTGCCATATCATATGCTGTTGAAACTGGAACGTTCTGGCATATATGATTCAAAGTTGATAGACCACCTTTTAATTGAAAATCATTTGGCATCTTCATAATAGCCAAACATTCGCGTATAGTCAAGTACCGATCTTCGTCGGGATGCGTGAGAGAAGTTGGCATATGACCAACAAAAGCACCGATATAATCCTTAGGGATCTCGGTATTCTTTCTCATAATATTACCACCAGACATAAGCTTATCATACATACGCTTACACTTAGCTTCTTCACGCTCGTATCCATGAGCCTTCATCCATTTAGCAACATCCAAATAAGAAATTTTATGTGCTTCGATATAATCTAATGGATTTGTAGTCTTTTCAATTTTATTCGCAAATTCCGCATGTGTAATACCTTCTTCAATTTCTTCAAGAACGTACTTATAGAACGGATTCTCAGATGGTACACGAGTGTTTGTGAGGATCTGGCTCATTGGATCGTTTTGATCTCGTTTCACGGAACGAATCGTATCCTCGATTTTCTCATGTTCCCTCTTTATATATTCAAAAACTGGGACAGAATTGCCCTTCCAGAAAAAATAAAATGTTCTATCTCTTACTTGTGAGAGTCCGTGGAGGAGGGATTTTGTTTTGAAGATTGAGAAGGTGTATCCATTTGCTTTTGCGACTTGTCTGAGTTTTTCCACCACGGGCGATCCCATCTTGGACGCAAGTCGTGGAGCGTTTTCTCCCCAGAACACTTTTGGTTGGATGTGTTCAAGGACAAATTTAGACGTTTCAAGCATCCAATCATTAGTGCTAGACTCAGAGCTGGCACTAGGGCTAAGGCTACTAAGCCCAGCACAAGGACATACAGTATTAACAACATCAACACTATTATGTACACCGTTCCGCTCGCTGTCATTATCGAGAAGTCGATAAGGCACTTCTCCACCATAGTACTCCAGGAGGTGTTTGTCGTTGTTTGAGAATGCTTCATAACTTAAAATATACTCCGGTCTTGTGCCAAAGGCTTGTTGCATCGCAATAGTTTCGCCACCAATTAGTGGCACAATACTCGCATAGTTCATTATTAAAAAAATTCCTCTAAACTATTTTTTTGACTTGATTCGTAAGCCTTTTTATGTTGAATTGTAACAGCCAATTTTGTTTGGCCTTTCCACGGTCCAGACGTAACTTCTTTTTCCCTAACAGTAATAAATTCTGGGAACAAATCTTTTAGTTTAAGTTGTGCTTCATTATGGAGTTCTAATGTTCTCCAAACAGAACAACCACCTTAATATCAAAATCTTCAGCAGCTTCAACTCTACACCATTCTAAATCCTGTGGGATTTTTGGACCATCAAAAAACCAATTGGTCATCATTCTTTGATTCTCACGAATAGGCCATTGCTTTACGTCTGGGATAACCCATGCTGGTAAGAACCCACCAAAAGAAATACCTTCATCCATCCAACTATTTACTAGATCAAAAGCATCATCAAAGTCTTGATCTGTAAATCTACGTGAAAGCCATTTAGTGCCTTCGCCGGGATTAGGTTCTTTTACAACAAATTCTAAATCATCGTCAAATACCATATGACGTGTATTCTTAAATTCGTTAAAAATCCATTCTCTCGTACCAGCAATTTTATTTATCTCAGCTGGTAACCGTAAAACTTTATCACCATAGATTGCATGCATCTCGTCGTATTCATGCGGTTGAACAGTGAATAGTGTTTGATTCTGATATCTTTCTGGCAGATTGTTATATGTAATCTGTTTATGAGTTCTACCAAGAGTGGGGATAACAATATAATCTATCATAATATAATACTCTGATATGACTGGGGCCTAAGCCCCAGCCACAGTTCCTTTAGTTGACATTTGAGTGTTTTTGAGACCAGGCTTTCAGTGAACGAATTCGAATTGTATACCAGTTTCATCAAACATCTCCTTGGTTTTACGCCAGGAAGCTTCCCATGTTGGTGGTATTTCCATTTCTCGCATAACGACACGCTTTATTCCAACTTGGATAATTCCCTTTGCGCATTCTGAACACACCGGCAGTCCAGTAACATATAGTGTAGCACCATCTAAAGATACTCCATTATATGTAGCATTATATATGACATTCATTTCTGCATGAACCACCAGCTCATATTTCCTTTCACGAATACGGATCTTTACTCCAACTTGCTACTTCTTCAGCAAGCTTTAAATATCTTTGATCCCACTTTAATCCCATAATGATTGATAATACTTTCCAAATAGCTTCAAACCAGTTTGGATTCTTAAACTCCACTCAAGATTCATTTCTAATTCCCAATCAATATCAGCAATAATTTGTTGATGGGCCCATATCATTTCATCTAAGACGTAATTCCAGCGAGCATGAATCAA